CATTACCAGTAGAATCCTTAACCTCATACTCAAAGAACTTCCAGAATACAACTGGAGTACCTTTCTCACCACGCTTAACTGAGCCACCTAGCTGTTTAGCTCCATTATAGGTAACCCATGAATTGAACTGGTAACCCTTAGACATCATAACCATAGTCAAGATGATTGTGTTAGAACCATGATAATCTTTCTTTGAATTGTAGTTATGAGGTGCACCACCAATCTCTGAACTAGCCCAAGGCTTAATCCAAGGGCAGATATCTTTGTTAAGTCCATCAACAATAATGTCGGTTACTTTCTTACAGATGTCTTGTGTTGTTTGTCTCTTTTTCATTTTTGCTACTCCTTAATTTGTTATCGTTGAACGCTACACTAAGTTAAAACACTTTAAATATTATATGCAAGAAAAATCTTTAATAATCTTTAATCCTCCTTATAAAAAAAGTTTATTTACTTACTTTTAAATAAGGTGATTTGTATCACTTTTTTGTATTATACTATGCGTATGATAGAAGTATGTTTATTTGCATTGGGCGTTGGTACTGGCTATGGCTTGTCCACGCTCTCTATTTTTATGGGCAACAAAATGGCTGACAATATGGTACAGAAATTCACAGCACCAGTACAGACTGAGGTAGAGCCTTCTATTGACACAGAAGTGAACCCCATATATGACTTCTCAGCCTATGAAGAAACACTTAAAGACTACACTAACATAGAACCCTTACAAGATAAAGAAAACACCAACCCAAACGAAGAAGACTTCAAACCACTTAACTAGATTAAATCAAAAGGAAGCTATGGCTAAAATAAAGATAAGAAAGAAACACCCAAGGCAAAAGAGTCTACACCGATAGAGGTTAACTACAAAACAAAGGAAATAAAATGGGAGTCGTATTAAAGAAAAAGAAAAGAACAATTACAGACAAAGGAAAAGATGTTAATGTAATGAAAGGGTGGACAAGGTCTGGAAAGAAAAAGAGTGTTGAAGCTCTGCCCCACAAGGAAAGAGGTCTTAAAGGTTCAGATGGAAGAAAAATTCCTTATTCACAACTAAGAAGAGGAGGTAGCTCATACGAGACGAATGTTTACTGGGACAAATCAAGCCACAAAAACAAAAGAAGCACAAATGTGGTGAGGGAGATGACCCCAGAAGAAAGAAGAAAGCATAAGTACGGAGGATTTACTCCAAAAGTTAAAGATGCCAGAGAAAGAGTTAAATTAGGAGGAATAAAGTATTCTTCAGGTAAAAAAAGAACATCTAATTTCAGTAGAAAGCGTAAGAAATAATACTTGAAAAGCTTGTAAAAACTAGGAGAATAACTTGGAACCAGATAAGATTGATAAATATTTAATCAAACTAATGCGAAGCTCAAGGCGTGTAAATAATATTATTGAGAGTGCGTGTGGAGAAGCCTATGAGATGGGCTTTAATGCAGGCTTAGTGGAAGGTTCTAAGATAAATGGTAAGAAGTATGCCAATAAGGTTAAGAAGGCGTTAAAAGGGAGATATAAAGCGTGAAAGAATATAAGAGAAAGCCTAAGATGGTGATGATGGAAAAGAGAATGGAGATGAAAGAGAAGAAGCGTACACCTATGAAGCTAAAGAAGAAGATTAAGCCTAAGACTCGTAAGTTTAAAGATGGAAAAGAAGTTACCTATAGTGATGCAAAGAGGAGAGCATACTACGATACATTTAATGAGTATGCGTCAGAGAGTGCAGGAGTAAATACTAGAAAAGCTTTAAGAGATATTGCTAGAAATCCAAAAGATTATAAGCCCTATAAAAGTAAGAAGAAGTGAGGGGTCAGTACATCTATAGGGAATCTAGTGAACCTATAGCAGAGAAAATAAGACAATACTTTAAGAAGGAATGGATATGCCAAACTACACAGAAGAAGCACCAGACTACAAGCCAGAAGCAACAAGGGAAGAGAAGCACAAACCCTTAAGAGATGAGAAGGGTAGACTACTTCCAGGACAGACAGCTAATCCATTTGGTAGACCTAAGAAGGACAAGTCTACAGCAGAACAATTTAGAAGTAATCCAAAGGCATTGGATATACTAAACAAAGTAATAGAGATAGCATCAACACTAGGTTCAGATGATGAGCACAAAGATGCAACAAGCTGTGCCAAGGTTGTAGTGGATAAGATAATACCTACACTAAAGGCACAGGATATATCAATAGAGTCAGATGCAGTTACAGGCTTTGTTGTATTACCAAAGGAAGAACCATCTCCGAAGGAATAATATGGAAGCCCCATGAGGGTGCCCAGACATTTGCCTTACAGGTCGGAGACATATATGAGTGCCTGTATGGTGGTGCAAGAGGTGGTGGCAAGACAGATTGTGGCATGGCGTGGCTGTTAAGAGCTACAGACCATCCAGAAGCTAGAATGCTAGTAATTAGAAGGAATGCAGATGACCTTGCAGACTGGGTAGATAGAGCACATAAGATGTACCCACACGCTAAGGTAACAGGGAAGCCAGCAACAATAAAGTTTCCCTCTGGTGCAATAATAAGATGTGGACACTTGAAAGATGAGAGTGCCTACACAAAGTATCAGGGACATGAGTACCAAAGGATATTAATAGAGGAGCTCACCCAGATACCATCAGAAGAAAGCTATTTGAAATTGATATCAAGTTGTAGAAGCACTATAAAGGGATTAGAGCCTAAGGTATTCTGCACAGCAAATCCAGGAGGTAAGGGACACCAATGGGTAAAGAGACGCTTCATACAAGGTCATAAACCAGAGGTGGCGTTTAAAGAGGGTAGCTCAAGATACAGAATGTATATACCAGCTACTGTAGACAACAACCCTACCCTAATGGATAATGACCCAGACTATGTTAATTTTCTGGACAATTTACCAGAGCCTTTGCGTAGTGCGTGGAGACATGGAGATTGGGATATATTTGCTGGTCAGTATTTCACCGAATGGAACCCTAAGATGCACGTCATACCAGAGACACTAGCTAATAAGTTTGGTTATGGTCAGAGCTTTAATAAGAAGTATATTGGTATTGACTGGGGATTTAGTGCACCTTTTGCGTGTATATGGATAGAGGTAACACCAGACAACAGAGTCTTCTGCTATAGGGAGCTATATGGAACAGAGAAGCATCCTAGAGAGTGGGGGCAAGAGATAATGAATATGACTGGAGATGAAGAGATATTTATGAGTCTGGGAGACCCTTCAATGTGGGCAAGAAATCCAATGAGCTGGAATGCGTCACACACACCAATGTACACAGATAAGTCTATAGCTTTGGCATTAGGAGAGTTTGTACCGAATCTAGTACCTGCGAACAACTCAAGGGTAATAGGGTGGCGTAATATGGCTCAGTTAATGCACTATAAGAAGGGAGTATTGCCGAATTTCTTTATTATAGATGGAACCTGTCCGAACCTAACAAGGACACTACCAGAGATGATAAGGGATGACAAGAACCCAGAGGATATAGACACTACACTTGAAGACCATATTTGTGATGCAGTAAGGTACAGCTTAACTCACATAGAAGCACCTGTTAAACCTGCACCAAAGAAACCAATATTACAGCAACAAATAGAGCAATTATTAGAGTTTGAAGACAATGATGACACAATAGATTTTAGGGGAATGAATTAATGTACACTGGTAGCCCACATATAACAAATTTTACTGCAAGGCAAGCTGTTCACGCAGAGCTCCAATATGATATTTATGGAGCGTGTCCAGTTTATATAAATGTAGAGTACGATGCAACCTCTCACAATAATATGAAATTAACAGCAACTCCTTCTTTCCTTCCATCAACAGCTTCTACCTATGTTGGTTCATACAGAGCAAAACAAGGAAGATGGGGGATAGTAGAGAGAAAAGCAAGTGCTGGTGATATGGTAGAGGTTGTTCTGCAAGGAAGGGTAAAGTGCCCTAACTCACTATCAGGTGGTTCTGTTGGATATGGAATAGCAGGTTTTCGCATAACTGAATATGTACACACAAACTCACCAGATGACCACGAAAGACAGTTTTGTTTTCCCAGTATTGATTATTTTGACCAAGGTAATAGCGAAAGAAATGATATGATAAATACCCTTGGAGTAGTATCTGCTGTTGGAGATGATGGAGAGTATATTATATGGCAAGGCGTACAAACCCCACAAATATCAGACTACTCGCACGGAGAATCTCATAGGGTACAAGCTAAGTTATCAGGTACATACGATGGTGGTGATAATGCCTCTATTTCAGCAGGTGTACCAGTTAGACTATTTTTAGACGAAAATGGTGATTTAATAGCAAGGGGAGGCTTAGAAATAGGTCCTATTAATTCAAATAGTCACGATTTTATAGCAAATACAAATGCAGGTAACTACCATACCCTATCTGGTCATTGGGGAATCTGCGAGACTGGTGGTGCAGCAGGTGATGTTGTTGATATTGTTGTAGCTGGTCATGTTCAAACCAACCAAACAGGTGTAACCGAGAATGCTCTTTTGTCACATTTTGAAGGAAATGGAGATTTCTTTTGCTTGGGAAAAGATATTATTAAGGAGTATCACGACAGGTCATTCTCAACAGATACAGATAACTGGCTAGGATACAATATAGCAGACTCAAGTGTAAATGTAGATGACGCTGTTAATAATGCAATGCAGATAACAACAACAACGACAGAGGCAGATGAGGGTGCAATTTTAGCAGTTGAACATATGGAAACCCTAGTAGTAGGTAGAAAATATATAATATCTGTCACGATTGACCATCAAGGCAGTGGCGATATAACAATGAGATACGATTTAGGTGGAGCTACAACTGGTGATATAACAGCAACTACATCTAATAAATACCACAGGGAAGAGATAACTTGCACAGATGCCTCTGGACCACTTAGAATTTACAGTAAAGCCGAGACCACAGCGAGGACTATAAATATAGACAATGTTGTAGTGTATGAGAAATACGGAAACACAGTAGATGAGAATGTTGCATCCACCGAATATGACTGGATGCCCCACACCTATGGTACCACAGTTGACACCACTGGAAAGATATGTATTTTCCCAGGGGTAAACAGGGCGAGCATAAGAGATTTTAAAGAGCAACATATAGTAACAGCAGAGCTTTTTGGAGGCACTACCCACGTTGATGTAACAGT